AAAACAAAAGAGGAACTTGATAAGGTCAATATCAGAGAACTAAAAAGGGAGTACAAATAATGGAGAGCATTTACAGTAAAATACTAGAACCAAAAATCATTAACGACGAAAATGAAGGTACTCATGCGGTTATTCATATGCCTGACATGAGAACTATGCTTGATTGCATATACAATACAGGCTCATTTTGGCACGACAATGGAGAGCCTGACACAGATAGGGAGGCTTGGACGTACGGTAAAAACATCGTGGGAAGAGAGAATCTGAGACGAGCATTGACCGTTGGTCAAACATCGGATAAGATAATTCGATTATACCAAAAAATGCGCTCAGAGATAGACATGAACTCGAGAATATCCAAGTTTGTCGGCAAGGGATTGTCTTGTAAACGAAAAAGGGTGGTCAGGGACGATGGCGATGACCTAAGCATGTCTAGGCTTATGGGCGGACAAGACCAATATTGGTCGACCACAGAGCGAAATTCACAACGCTCAAATGTCCGCATAGGAATGAACATGGCGGTGTCTTGGCAACACAAGGAGAAGGATTTTGCTAGGCTAGGAGCCACGCTAGCACTGATTAGTGACGTCCTAACTAAAATGGGTTATGCGGTAGAGGTGATGGTGTATAATTTCGTCAGATACAACGGCGATAATGATTGGGATTACTTTGGAATATCAATACCAATTAAAATGCCTAACGAACCACTAGACATACATAGGTTGATGAGTGCGGGCTTGTCGGGGCTATTTAGAGACTATTGCTTTGGATTGATGGACAAGCAATATGAGTTCCGTAGTGGGATGGGGTGGCAGTGCGAAACTACAGACGCGTACAAGAGAGAACTCGACCTACTACATACGGTAGAGCAACGGTTTTGCAAGACAACCGAACAAGCGGTTGACGGACTTGCAGAGACACTTCAAAAACTAGCAAACAAACCAATATGGTTTAGGGGGTAATAATGGAAGTAATTAGAACAGAAAACTTTGTAGCGTGTGATTTTTGTAACGAAGGCGCTGATTCGCATGGTGGGGTGTTGATAGGTAGCGGTACTGCTGTATGCGGAAATTGTAGCGAAAAAAACGAGTTTACTCGCAAAGGCATACCTAACCAAGCCTATGAATATAAAGACGAAATTTCGGAGTATTTTGATAAAGATAAAACATTCCAAGAAAACGTGGAAGAATATAGGCTTAAGCATATTGGCACTAGGGATGCCATTACGATAATTGAAACATTTCGGTAAATATTATTTAATTATTGTTTGTTTTTTTGTGAAAACAATAATTAAATAAATAAAGGGAGTAGCGATGGCAAATTTTGAAAAGGTTTATAAATTGCTCGAGGAGTGTGATGGACTCACAAAACAGGCTCTTCATGATGCTATGTGTATTGTCTCAAATACAATATTGCACTCAATAGCAACAATTATTGGAAAAGCAACGCTCGAGGAGATAGACAGAGATACGAGGATTCACATTGCTAGCAAGATAACGGCTGATATAAATGAAATCATAATCCCCCTACATAAATTAATTGACGGCTTAGATGAGGACGAGAAGGGATTTGAATTTGACGGAACAGAGTTCGCTAGGGAAATGAAGGCAATATCTGAGGATTTGCATATGGTTGTAAAAGCAAAATATAAAAATGGCGGACAAATGATTGAGACATCTGTGGGCAAGCGACTTGAGGTTGACCTCGAAGACCTTGACGACGAACTTAAGAGTAAACTAGAAAAAATGACACTAGCGACGGTAGTTGCAAAGGCTTAATCGCACAAAAAAGGAGCAATCGCATTGGGATACACACACTATTGGAAAAACAAACCATCATTTAGCAAGCACAACCCCGCTTGGAAGGAGTTTATCAAAGATGCCGAGGACATCTTGCTGATAAACGAATCTCTTCAGTTGGTTCGGGCAGAATTTAACCGACAAGAAATGATTCCCGAGGTGGGAGAAAATCGAATAAAATTCAACGGCATAGGTGAAGACGGACATGAAACATTCATAATAAACCGCGAAGATGATTCGGATTTTGAATTTTGCAAAACCGCGGGAAAGCCATACGACAAAATAGTAACCGCCATACTTGCGCTAGGAAAACATCACTCGGTCATCCCTGAAATATCTTCAGATGGAGACGCGGATGATTGGAATGAAGGCGTTGATTATGCTAGCAAAGTTCTTGGTAAAAAAATCACTCATCCATTTAACCCTCATCATAAACACAAAAACACAACAGGAGATAGTATGATACTACATGAAATACCTCTAACCGAAACAACAAAAATCCTTGTAACCAAGGACACGATTAACGAAAAGACATTTGGTCAGGTTCGTGTATGGACAAAACCAAAGAACAACGACGAGTACGTTCCCACAAAAAAGGGGATTGCCTTCGACTTGTCAAAAACAGGAGAGATTGTCCAAGGACTTTTAACTCTCGAAGACCAAGAGGGTGGTGGAGAGGCTTAGACATTGAAGATTGTCTTGATAAAACGGCAGACCGCAGGGATGCGTAAATTCCATTCTAGCGATAAAAATACCTGACATGTCTCAGGTCTCACAGAGGGGCGGTTTCATGGTTCTCCGCCCCTCTCTTGTTAAAAATATTAGGAAAGGATTTAAAAATGCTTAAAAAATTAGAAAATGCCGTACACACACTTAAAATTCTTATGAAAAACAGGAAAAGGGTGGAAGATTTGATAAATAAGAATCTTCACAGCATTCAAAATGACCTAGACGAAGACTATGGGGACGGAAAATCGTTCGACGTCGACTCTTGGGAAACAGAAAACGATAGCGAGATAATATCATATGACATAGGCTATATGAATGCCCTGAAATATATTTTAAAAATAATGCGAGGAGAAAAATAAAGCGATGAGAGATATTCAAAAAGTTATTAGAGAATTAAAGCAGTTGTGTGAGGATTTTGAAAACTCCCTTGGCTCAGAAGAAATGATTAGGCTTGCTGAGTGCATAGAAGAACTTTCTAGTATATCAAATGAGATTAGGGAAATTGGATTAGCGCTTAGGATTTATACAGAGAGAATAAATCAACCAATTGATATTAAAAAATTATCTTAATCATAAAATAATAAAAAGTAAATGCGAGGAAAAAATGAAACTAAATATAAAAAATAAAGACGAAATAATGACTCGGCTCATCGAAAAGTTTCACCAGCAAAGTCGTGCTAACACAGAAGAAGCCAAAGCCGTTATTCATGGGGAGATAATATCCTTAATGTGGTGCATAGGTTTTCTTACTAAGGCTGAAAGAGTCGAAGAAAAAGAAAGGGCAAACGAAGAGTTTGCTGAATCAATTGATAAATTAACAGAAAACAGGGGGTAAAATGAGTGACGTATGTAAACATGACACATCGCTACAATCGGAGTGCTTTGATTGCAATGAGCAAGAGTTATATGATAGCGTGATGAAAGATGTTTTAGATGAGATAATAGGGATGCTATTTGACAAGCATTTTGTGTTGTCAGACATGATAGAGACCGCGATGGCGGGAGTAAGTGAGGACGAGGAATTAAAAGAGCGAATTGTTACCGATATTAATGACAGGCTTGTTTTTGATAGAAAAAAGTGGAATACTGTAGGCGAAATGGAGGCAGATGTTAAACTATCGCTCGAAAAAACACATCCGAGGCTAGACACTTACGAAATAAACCTTAACCCGCCAAAGGATGCTAGCATTTTTACAGGTACTTATTGGTGCGTAGAGGATGTTCGTAATTTGTTTGGGGAAAAAATAAGCCACATGACAGACGATGAAATATCAGAACAATTGTACGGAATGACCAATCGGATGGTTGATGGAATGACCGAATATGGATGGGTACACATAGAATGTAATTTTGAAATACCAAAAAAGGAGAAATAAAAATGAAAAATGGATTTATAGAAATTGCTAATAAAATATTGCTTGGTAGGAAGATTGCTAGCATAAAATATATGCCAACTGAAGAGGCGGTTGATTTTGGGTGGTACAAGCGCCCAATGGTAATTGTTCTTGATGATGGTACGGAAATATACCCACAGATGGACGACGAAGGTAATGACGGAGGTGCGCTAGCGCTTTATAATGCGGACAAAGAAGGTCAATCTATGTTTAGTGTCATGCCAACCCTTGCCCTCGGGGAAAGCGAGGTTGATTATAAAATGGAGATATTCACAGACAAAGAACCCACGCTAGAAACTCTTCAGGGAAGTGTCGGTGGTTATATACAGGTGGTAACGTCCAAAGATGGAAAGGCGGATATTGTTATGGATGAAGATGGCAAGAATAAGGGTAAAGGTATTAATTATCTTGCTACTGAAATGTGGAAAGGTAAGGATAGGAACAAGTGGGACGATGTGATTGTGGGCGATGTTGCCGTATGCATGAAAAAGGCTAGATTGAAATAATCTATAAATAGAAAGGGGAGATAGCACCCTCCCCTTTCTGTCACCAAACACTAACGCGGAGACAAACCGTTGTTAGATGTGATAATTTACAATTTTTAAATACTATTTTACCAATGCCTTTTTTACGTCTTTCAACGTGGGGTATATTTTATTATCAGCGTCTTCTTTAGACAATATGAATTTACTTGATTCGTCTTTTTCTTTAACCCACTCCTCCTCTTTGTCCATTACACCCAAAGGGGAGAACTTATAACTTATATTTGCGGGTACGTCATTCCAAAACTTCAATTCTAGCGCCAATTTCTCTATTTCCTTAAAAGATTTTCCTTTTCCCAATTTTCCCGTTCGGGCAAGTTTGCATATTTGCAAAATACCGTCTGTAATTTGATACACTTTACTCACGCTATTTTTTAAATGCGCCCCAAGATGGTCTCGTTGCTCTAAGTAATCTTGCTTTAACATTTTCACTCCTCTTCCGTTGTGCTAGCAGTTTCTCTGGTTGGTAGCCTAGAATCCTTTAAAGATTCTAGTTCGCTAAGCCTGATAACCTTTTTTGCGATATTTATTGCCATTAATAAAGACTCTCCGTAATCAACTCCGTCAATATTCTCTAATTCTTTATGAATTAGTTTCTGAAGTTTATTTTTATTCACTTTTTCAACCCTGTATTTGACTTTGTACTGTCCTGTGTTAGTAGGTCTATTTTCCGTTCAGTCCTATTAAGTCTTACAAGGTGACTGATTTGGAGTGCTAGCATCATCAACATCGTAAACTCCCAGTAAGGGAAATACTCCACGCTAAATAAAACTTCCCAGTAGTGTCTCATTTGGTTTCTCCTTTTATTTTACCTATGAATATTCCGCTTCTGCTAATAGTATTTGACTAATATTTCCAACAACTCTCAATGACCTTTGTCTACCTAATTCATCAGCCTTTACTCTTAAGCACCAAGCGGAAAAATACTGCGGTTTTTTACCAAAATTCCCAGTTATTTCTAAACTACCATTAATTTCATACCATTCATTGTCTGCTAGATATATATAGTTTATATCCTTAACTGGAACTCCAAATAATTCTTCTATTTGATTCATCCTATATCCTTTGAGTGCTTAGAGGCTGGTGCTAGAAAACGAAGTAGACCTTTTCTTATTTTTGTAAAAAATAAGTCCTCTTTTCCACGGTAATTATTTGCAATATTTTTCTTTTTTCTAGGCATCGTCGCCCCCTATTATCTGTTTAATATATTTTTTATATAGTTCCAACAACATAAGAACCATAAACAACCCCAAGCACCAAATGACAATTGTAGAACCTAATAAAAATAGGTTAATTATCCAATCTGCTAAGTCCATTACTATCATAACTACCTCTCTTTTTTGTAAAGATAGGCGCACATGGGAGATTGCTGATGCGGAGCAACTAGGTTTTTTGTAGTTGTGAGTAACCTAGGAGACATGCGCGCCTGTATTTTTTAAACAATTTTTACAAATTTTTCTTTGTCTTTTATATGTGGGAAAATCTTCATAGTGGTTAATATTTTTTTTTACATAGTCCATTTCCCAACACCTTTTACAAATTTCACAGTATTTAATTGCATTATCTGCTTTTTTTCCGTCATACGATACTTTTTGTTTTTTAATTTTAGGAGCGCGCCTCATCATTCTTTTTTTTTAAAACCTTTTTAAAAAAAACTGACATTTAAAAGAGGCGCCAACCATCGTTTTATTACTAACGCGCTCCCATAGAACTAAGCATACTGCCAAAAGCCTTTTCAAATTCCTTTTTATCTTCAGACTCTTCATTGCTTTTAATTTTAATTTCGCTTGCTTTATTATCTTTAATAGCAAGTTGTGCTAGAACAGATGACCTTGTCTCAAGTATACCGTCTCCACAAGAGCATAGTTTATCATTAACGCTCAAATCCTCTGTCGTTGTTTTTTCTATTTTACATTCAATGCACATCCAATGATATTCTTTTTTTACATTTAGGTTGTTTATTGTTTTAGAACTACTAATTAATTCATCGTCATAGCGCTCCTGATTCAACCAAGTGCTAGCCATAGGTATAAATTCAGACTCCGTACCCGCTTTTTTCCACTGCTTAATGTATGACTTTAACCCATCTAAAATAGTATCTTTGCCTACCCCACTTTTTCGCAATGAAACGTACTTGTCCTTTGCTCGTTTCTTATTATCTCGTCTTGGGTATAGCGACCAAAAATCATCTTCAAATTCATCATTATAAAGTTTTACTTTAACAGCGTTTTTATTTTTACTTTTAACTTCTACTTCCACTTCTTTATTGGATGGCTTGGCTATAGCCTTGCCATTCCACCGTACATTAGCACCCTTCTTACCATTGTTGGACATTCTTTCTCTGTAACTTATCATATTGCTTCTCTCAGACTCGAGTCTTCTGTTATATATGCGACCATTTTCTTCATAAAAACAATGCTTAATAGCGCCCCAATCTTCTTCAAAATTTGGGTGCTGACCGCACAGAACTTTCAAGGTTCTAATATCAGATGGTAGACTTCCCTCAATCCACTCCATTGCAAGTAGGGTAATATAAATTCCCCTTTGTGACATTGTCATTATTTGGACGTTGAGGTCTGATAAAAAATCACCCGCATAAAATTGAAAAGCGGGAGCCTTGTTTATTTTACTTCGCATCTATCTCTCCTTATATTATTAAATCTTTTATTTTTACAGAAAAATGTTCAACCTTGGGGAACCTTCTGCTAATAAATACAATATCCTCGTTAATGGAAGATATTTCACCACTCACAAAGACCGTATCTCCATCTATGTTTTTCGACTTAGCGGTAACGCTTTGCCCTATTTTTATGTTTTTTCTATAATCTTTTGATTTCATTTTCTATCTCATTCATTCTTTCCCTATATAAATCCCTCTCTTCATCTAATTTTTCCTGACCTGAATTTCTATATTCTTCTTCATCTGCAATTAGTTCTAAAAAATCTTCGTATGGCAATATTGCATATATTTGCCCCCTGTCTTCTTTTACTACTTGTAAATCAACAACGCTAGAATCGGGTTTAATCCAATTTGCAATATTTTTTCTAACCTTGCATTGGACTCTCCAATCCTTGTCAGGTGTCTTTAGCAAAACATCTACCTCTTCAGCGTGTCCAAGAGACAATCCATTACTAGCATAGGCTCTTTGAGAGTCTATGTCATGTTCTTTTGCAATATTTGTAACTTCTCTCTCAAATCTGTTACCTTTTTGCTTACTTCTGCTGGGCATGATAACTCCTATAGTTTATAAAGGGTGGGTGAAAGAAGGAGGATGAAAGACCCACCCTTTATTTCCCCGAGGCAATTAACCAAGGGTAAGTTCATAATTTGAGCCAACGTCTATAGCATCTTCATAGGTGTATTTAGCGAAGTTTGAAACCTTGCCCGTTCTAGCATTCTTATGTGTCATCATAGTTGTGCCTATCCGATGTCCTTCTCGTTTTAACCTATGTACAATATCAGCCAATCTTGTAATCCCAAATTCTTCTATTGCAAACCAAGAAGTTATTCGTTTATTCTTTCTAAGATAATCAAGAATAATATCTTTTTGAGTTGTTTTTTTAGAATGGTAGGTCATCATCATCTCCTTCAGCAATCTCCGAAAACTCTTCCATCAATTCCTTACCTTCTTGTATTTGGTCTTCTAATTTAGGACTAATTTTAGAATCATCCTCAACCACCCAACCTTTTTCAGTTCCCTTATCGGCTTCCTTTGTGCTAGAATCCGCTTCTACGCCCTGCTGCACGTCCTGCTGCTTTTCGCTAGCACCCTCGGTCATTCGAGCAACAAGTTCCGCATTCGCCATTGCCCTCCAATTAGCATTATCGCTCTTGTTAATCAACCAACCTATGTAATCTTCGGGTACATCTTTCCAAGGGGTTCCTTTGTATTTCCCAAAGGGTATCCCTGTATTTCTTGACGCTTCATTCCATTCATCCGATGCTTGTTGCACTTCCTCGTTTGGCTTTTTACTTAGAGACGGCGAAACCACAACTGTTTTATGGTCTCTGTTGTCCATACTATCAGCATCTTCGGTATCGTCAATTGCGAATAATCCATTTAATGCATATTTTCTAGCATAAGATGAAGTAGCACCTGTTATTTGGCTATCGTCCATCCCCTTTTTTTGAACAGACTCCCTTGCCCATCCTGTAGTGGTTATGGATTCATTGCCGTCGCTAAATGTAGCAGTTGCCTTAATGTAATTAAAATCATTTACACATACTATCTCGTCGCTAACGGTAATAGAGCAACCGCTTCCACTTAGTATTGGCTTCAACCCTTCAAATATATCGGCAAGATTTCTGTAGTTATAATTACCAAAGTCGTTTCTGTGTCCTTTGCCAACTTTGAGTTTGGCTTGAACCCGCCCTAGTTTATTATGTATACTCATTTTGTCTCCTCGTTGTTTGTTTTGTATGAAAATGTGGTTTCTTTTTTCTCAAAATATCCGCTTGGTGTATCAGCCGTATTTTGAATATATGATAATATTAGTTTTTTATCGGGTTTTTCTGTTACTCTTGTGGGTATGTTGTTGTCATAAGAAAACTTAATCAGAGCATCGTCCTCTCCGAACTCTCTCGTTGTCCTTGTTGTCATCTTTAGCGTACCATTAGGTAGTTTAGAGGTCTTATTCCCTGTTCTAGCCAACTCGGATTGCATATAACTCTCAAGTAAGTTAACCCTGTATGATATTTGCTTATTTATTGAATCTATTCTTCTGTCATAAAACTCCTTGGATTCCATCTGCTTGTACTTAATATCTTCAATTTCCTTCTCAAGTTCGCCTATCTTCCAAAGCATTCTGTCAACGTGTATATTCGATATATCGTCATTCTCAACCTCTTCGTGTAACTCATCTAACTTTTGAAATTCCTCGCTCATTTCGACTCCATTTTTTCAATTCTTTCTTCGAGGTCGCTAAGGTGTGTTACTAGGTGCGTTAAAACTTTTGTAAGCGACTCAAATAATTTCGCCATAGAAGTTGTAACATTAACCATCTCTTCAAATACGCTTCTTTTCTTCAATTTCCTTGTCTCCTTTTTGTGCTATTATTTTGTTGTTTTCTTCTCGGGAAACAACATTGAAACCCAAATTTTCAGCCATTTTATAAACCCTTACATAAAACCTCTTAACATCTTCTCTGCTTGTCTTCTCAGTGCGCTCTATTCTCAGTTTTAAGGTCTCATTGTTATCTAGTTGCATTCTGCGAACTCCTTATGACGATTTGATTAAAATAACCGCACTTACCAGTATTTGCTATGCAATCCTTACCCGCAAATTCCTTATCTAATTTAGTAAGGAGTTTTCCGTTTTCCCTTGAAAACATAACCCCTAAGCATTTTCCACTGTTGTAATTGGCGCATTCCTTCCTTGCTAGTGACTCTTGTTTTTTCATTGCATCCTTTTAATTATTAGTTCTTTCACTAAAGTTCAAGAACTAATAATTAAAGGGTTGCTAATGGCTTATATTCAGTGTCAGAAATAAAATTTAAAAGTTCTGTCTTCATGATTATAAAATTTTTACCATTAGGCTTACTTGCTTTTAATTTGCCAGATTGTATATATTGCCTAATTGTGCCTTTTGTAACCTTCAATTCTTCTGCCACTTGTGAAACTGTTAAAAAATCTTGCAATTTCAGACCTCTTTTGTTGTTGTGTTGTTTGTGTATGTTTGTATGTGGTTATTGCAAGTTATGACAGTTTGCAACAATAAACAAATATTTTATTTCTTACTTCTCTTCCAAGTAAGATATTCGGCGGCTTCGTAGGGGCTAAAGATTGTTGTAATTAGCCTATTGTCGTCATCGTCATATTGTGGGTCGATTATAGTAACTGGTGCATTAAAAATGTTTTTATCGTCTAGCCCTAATTTTTCTGCATAATTATCTATTATTTTAAAACTAGCAACTTGCAACGCGTGAGAAATCAAGCCTGATGCAGGGTCTTTTAAAACTTGATACCCTGAAACGTGAGTATGACCGCAAGTAAGAATGTGGTCTTTCCACCCCATTTGCGCGGCTTTTGCTACCCCATGTGCGGAGTTCCACATACTATTTCCTTTAAATGTGTGCCTGCAATTTGCCCTTATTTCTTTTCCGTTTGGGAATCTTAAATTTAGCCTTGCGCCCCATTTCTCATAAA